TTATCGACGCGATGCCGGATGTTAACTCGAATCTGTTCGGGCATAACCCGCCCTCGCCAAATGGTATTCCGCTAAATTATAGCACGCGAGAGAGGGTATGCAAAATGTTGTGGGGTTGTCAATTATGACTGGCAGATAAAGTCGGCGCCGCCATGGTATGCCTGATAGCACTCAATGACGCTTGCGTTTCTCCCGATGGCAAATTTCTTGCCGTTAAAAGTGAAGTCAACGTAGCGAACATCCCACGCCTCGGCCTTATCCTTCGCCTCCTGTATTGCGTCGGAAAGATTGGTGCCCGCCATGAATTCAACTTTCATCGTCATGTTGCTCACTCCCCACCTCCCATCTCTGCTGATGCTTGGTCTTTCCGATATCCGGCGCGAATCATTCGATACACGACGCTTTCTACATGGGGGCGATGCTCGTCAGGCTCGGGGTCAACGTCCCGCATTGCCTGCTCAAAAGCCTCATCCTCTGCCCGCTGGGCGGCGGTGCGGATTGGAGAGAACACATTGCAGACATCCCAATCAATCTCGTCTGGCTCGGTGAGCGATTGATAGACGACGGCAGGATCATAGGGCGAGCCAACGTTGGTATGGGCTAAAATGACGACCCTATCGCAGCCTCTCATGCACTTGCTGCCGACGGGAGGGCACTCCCCATCTCCATCCCACTCCGGTGCCTCTGGCTCTGCTGGCGCGCCTGCGTCCAAGATGGGGCGATAGGCGATGATGTCAGACAAAAGCCCCTTTCTCGCCCACTGGTCATTGTACTTCTCTGCCTCTCTTTTCGACACCACCTTACCATATTTATGCCTCACCTCGTAATCAGCGCCATCCGGCAAAGGACACTCCCCACCCTCCCACGGGATCCACCCATCGGCGTCGGCTTCAACAAATCGCCAACCGATCCCATCAAGAGTTACCCCATCCTCGCAAACCCGATGCTCTTTCGTCCGCTTGTTGATCGCGTAAATCATTTCCTTTCCTCCTTCTCTCGATAATTCTCAACTGCCAGCCGGTAAAGCTCCGGCTTATCCCGTTTCCAGCGCATCACCGTCGAGGCATGGACGCCTAGCGACTTGGCGATGGCGCGGAGGGATGGTTGGGGGTGGGTCATTGTGCAGTCCTTGTGTTGTATGCCCCGGCGAACCGGGGCGGGTTGGTTGTTAGTCTTTACTGTACCCAGCACGAACAAGCGAACGGCAGACAAGATGGGTTGTTCCGCAAGTCCTAAGTGCCGGGTTGTCTGTCGCCGCATCTTCGAACATCTCAGAAACAGCCATATTTTCCCGCATTCGGCTTGCAGCCTCTGGGCGAAAAAGCTCGCTCACATCGGCAAAGTCGTAATCTCCCTCAGGGCTGCGAATCCAATAAATATCCCCGTCTCTAGCTAAAACCGTATAAGTGCCATGAAACGTCATTGCCTCGCTTACTGGGTCTTTCGTGACCCATTGAGCATTATCGTGGGGCTGTGGCCAAATATTAATTTCACTGGTCATCACTTCTCTCCTGTTGTGGGTGCCGCCTTACAGCAGCACCGCCTTTCCTTCTACTATTTCGATCTCTACCTGAGCGCCGACATACAATGCGTCGAGCTGCTCGCGGGTGGTGGCTGCGGAAAGCTCGATGTTGTGAGTCGGCTTGAACGGGTTGCCCGTCTCTACAGACACCTTGGCGTTACTGTGGATGTCGGTGAATCCCTTGAAGGTTGCGATAGTCATGTCGTCTTCCTCTTTGGTTGTCTGCGTTGCGTCTTGCTATGCCTTCACTATAGACCCGCCCTTTGCGGAATGCAACACCCAAGGCAATAAAAAACGCCCTGGCCTCATTCATCGCTTGCATGCAGCGAATCAGAGTCAGGGCGCCGTGTTAAAAGGTGCGCCCGCCCGGCGTGCGGCGCAGAGACCGGGGAGGACGGCTTCCTGCTCGTCAGCAGGCGTTTTTAACGCGTCTCACTAGCCCTGCGCCCAGCCTCAGGCGGCTTGTACCGTGGTGCCGGCACGCACTCCACCGGCACGCCATCACGGAACCTGACAGTAAGCTCCCCGGATAGTTGGCCGGCGCTGAACATGCGCACAAAGTCCATCACCCACTTTTCGCGTTGCGCGTCTGTCATGCGTCGTACTCCCAAGCCACGTAGACGAGGTTAGCGGTAAAGGTGCCGGTGCCCGTCTTGCGAACGCGAAGGATGGAAGGTCCAGACAGGATCTTGATAACACCCTCCACCGATGTAGTGCCGCCTGATCGCGCCTGGCCGGTCTGTTCAGTGCCCGTGTCAGCAAAGCCGAACTCACGAACCACAGCGCCCATTATTCGGCCTCCAGTTGGTCGAGGAGCCTATCCACCGCTGCGCGGCTGACGCATCTGCACATAACGGGCTCGCCAGCGTGGAGCCCGTCGGTTGACGATGGCGGATCATCCCACGCTACAAAGGTGCCGTCGAGGTCCGCATGCTCGTCACGCGTCCTGTCGTCGGAGGTGGCCACCCAGATATATCCCTCAATGCCGACTTCCCGTTGCCGCTCACGGGTCACTTGAGCATTCAACTGGCTAATCTCAGTCCGCGCAATGGTCCGGGCGCGGCGGTCGCTGATACCAAACCGCTTGCGCAGCTCGTCCTTGACTTCACGGGTGGGCCGCCCCTGGCGTACCGCCCGGCTGGCGGTGTCCATCATTTGCTCGATGGCGTCGTCTGCCATGCGGGTGATAAACGCCTCATTCTGGGCTTTCCAGGCGTTAAGAATGCCCCGCACGCGGTCGTCATCATAGAACGTAGGCGCCACGCCCAGCGTGGCCCGAATAGCCCGCACCACCTCGCCGCTAGCCCGCTCGGTCGTGTCATCGCCTAGCGATAGCATCAGCTCGCGGGTACGGCCAATGACCGGCTGTATGCTGCTCCGGGTGGCGTTGAACAGGTCGCGGAGGCGTTGTCCCCAGTCGTCCAGACGCTCGGCGTCTGAGCGCGTCCCGGCCTCGTCTAGCAGGTCGTCTAGGACGGGGAATACCAATTCCCTTACAGTTTCTTCGATACTCGCAGTCACGCGCCTAAGCGCCGCTTGATAGGCGCGGATTTGCTGCTCTGGCCTTCGCGGACGCGGCGGCATGCGGCGAAGCCCCCGCCGCCCCTGTTCTTCCATGCGGGCACGGGCGCGGGTGAGGAGTTCTTGGCGGGCGCGGTCACTCACCCTCACCTACCCACCGCTGCGCGGTTTCGTCGTCAATCAGCCCATAATCCACCGCCATGGTGGCCGCTTCGGTATTGGTCTTGCGCGTGGTGCTCAATTCAGCGCCGTCAAGCTGCCACAGCGGGTTCGCCTTCACATCACGGTCGGCAGGCTCGCCATCGTTGGCCAGGTCAAGCAGGTAAACCAACTGTCGCACGTTAGGCATCAGCTTGTCTTGCTGCTCGGATGCGATAGCGTCGTAAAAGTCCCGCGCATCACCCTCGCCCGTGGCGTTCATGCCATCGGCAGATTTTCCAAAAAGCCGGGTTTGCGGGATGCCCGTACACGCCGAAAGGTTGTTCTTAAGCTCCTGCAACAGCTTGTCGATGCCGCTCACGCTGCTGGCGTGCTTGGTGTACACCTCACTATCAGCATCAATCAATCGAAGGTTAAGCATCGACTGCGACACGCCCAGAATCTCCAGGCGCTTACGAACCAGATTCTCCTGGCCGCTGGCGATAAGGTCGGAGAGGTTCTTCATCGCCAGAACCGGCGTCACAAAATCTCGGATGATCTGTGACGTACCACCCAGCGACTCGGCATAGCGCCCCAGCGCCCGGTAGACCGGCTGCAAACGGCTATCACCCCAACCGTTGTTCTGCTGGCGCATCCGGTCGGGCACATCCTCGCCGTCGAACATCAGCACGCGGCTACGGTGGACGATGTAGGGCATCCCGGCGATGGGCTGAATGGTCATGCGCTCGGCCCGCCCAAAATACACGCTGCGCGGGTCGTTGCTAATGTCCTGCTCCGTCCATGTCACCTGATGGCGGTCGTACACGATAAGGTCATCAACGCCCTGGATGGCACCCTCATTCAGCGGCTCGGCAAGGTCGGCGGACCCATCGCGGATAAGCATCACCATCACAGCGCCGCCATACAGCCCAGCCCAACGCAGGGCGCGGGCAAACTTCTGCCGCGCATCAAGGTCGTTTAGCTCAACCTGGCGTCGCTTGTGGTTCTGGCCCTCCACCGTCACCCACTTGCGGGTCATCTCCTCGGCGGGAAGATCCACGATGCGCCGCCCGATACCATCGGCTCGGTAAACCTCTTCCACCGCGTTGCGGGTGAGTCGCGGGCTGGCGCTGATATTGGTGGACTCGGACGGGTCGCGGCGGGTGCCGAATCCACTCAGGAGCGATGACCAACCATCTTCACGGATCACCGCCTGAGTGCCGCTGTCGAGTGTGATGCGGGGCTTATCACCCATGCTTAATGCTCCGTGTCTTGTCCTGGCGCTCGGATGGCTTACCATGCAGCACTGTCACCACCTCACCCCGGCTGTCGCGATAGGCTCGGGTATAGGTGCGGGGTTTCGTCTGTTCTGACTGGCTGGGCATGGCTTTACATCATCGGGAATATTTGTGCAAGTGTAGCACGATTGGCCCAGAAACAGAAAACCCCGCCGTGGCGGGGATGGGGTGTTAGCGGGCGGGGCGGGAGTGGAATTCAAAGTGGCTAGCGTGGAGTCCATTTGGGTCGCCTTCATCATCCTCTTCTACCGAAACCCAACTCTCTGAGCAGTCCGCCCTGAGCTTGTAGA